GGCCTGGAAGGCCGGGGGGCCGATAAATTGGAGCAACTCGTAATCATCGGCGGGCTGGCGAGTGAGTGATATGGTGACGACTGAATCATTAGTGTACCCAAAACCAGAGAACTGGAGAGCGGTCTGGCGACCCATGAGTGTGATGTCGATGGGCGTAATAGGCGTAACATAGTGGTGGTCAACCATAGGGGCAGTTTGCCAAGGGGGGACAAGGACTTTCCAGCTACCTTCAGAGGAATGCTGGTAGTTCCCGCCCCACATGACATTGTTGGCAGAAGCATCAGGACCGAACATGCCAGGATTGGCGGAATTACGGGCCGTGAAAACGATCGTGACATCATTACCTTGGACGTTGAGCGACGTGCGCGGATCGGTCGTATTAGTACCGAACGTACCACGCACTCTCATGGAACCACGAGAGAAGCGGAAGTAAGGCGCAATGAGGCTAAGCAGGTCACCAGTGGGCTGTTGCTGAGAGGCATCAGAAGCAATAGCTCCAAGAGCGAAGGGGCAGAAGAACTGGGGAGGGAAATACCCTGACGAGTCCGTGGTCGGGGTGAACACGAACGGAGTACTGAAAAGGCTAGCTGGGTACTTGATGATCTGACGAAGGGACAGGAGTTTCTCGCCAACGCAAAGCTGAGCCGTCTCGGTCTGGTGGTTGGTAGTCTTGGCGTTTGACAAGGTAGTCACACGTACAAGGCCACCAACTTGTCCGGATTGGGGCCGATTTGAGGGCCGAAGGGAATTCGACCGGAGGCGCTGCTGTGGGGAGGCGCCGACTGGGACTTGTGGAAGAAGACCGACTTGCGGTTGAGGGCAAAACCACTCAGAACCTTCACCCATGGCGGTTTCGACAATGAAGTCGATGCTGCTGTTCACTGAGGAGGGAGCCTGCAGTGAATTGACGACTAGGATCTGGAACGACCCGTAAGCGCCAAAGTTAGCAACAAAGCCATTGGTGTTTAGGTAAGGGTAAGTGGATGTGTAGGGCAGCTCGTAGATCAGCTCTTCCACGTCAGCGATGTCGATGATCTCGCGGTGGCAGTACTCGGCCTGAGTGAGGTTCAGGTTAGTAACAACGCCAGGCGCGAAAAGGAACATGAGGCGGGCGGTGTGCATCTTGGTCTTGATGAACTTGATACGAACGCGGAGGTTACCACGCCAAAAGTTGAAAATCTTTCCCAGAACCTGGAACGGTTTGAGATAGATTTGCTCATTGGTGGTTAGCTCGGAAACGCTCATGGCAAGGTTGAGAAGGACGGTGCCAGGCACTTCAGACGACGTCACATTGACAGTCGACTGGAAGCCGAACTTAGAGCAGAACGAGTCGATAGACATCTCGTCCTCATTCTTGCTGGAGAGCTTAGGCTCGAACTTGAGGGAGGGTTGGATGGTGAAAGACAAAGGCATGCTGACGTCGGGGCCTTCAACGTTGGAGTTGTACGGCATGGGTGAGATAGTGACGAACTGGGGCTTGCTATCAACCGGCGGACGGGAAAATCCGAGGGCAGAGGCAACTCGAGATGCGACACGAAGCGCCCACGCAGTAGGGCCTGCGACGTCGGCAAGAACCG